ACACCATGTCGGCAGCCAGACTATAGGAATGGATCACCAAAAGAATGATGGCGAGGCTAGGGCGTGGATTAGAAACTCAATGCCAGACTTGTACAAGTTGTGGTTTGATTAAAAAAGCGTTAAAATTGTCTTGGGCAAGTTCGCCCTAAATTCTGGGGTTAATATGAAAATCGCTATTGGACTATTAGCTCCAAAAGAAAATAAAAAAGAAATGCCAATGCCATCAGGCATGGGACTCTTAGAAGAACCAATGGCAGAGGAGTCTGAGTACGAAATTACCAAGGCAGGCAACGACACAATGACCAAAGCCTTGATGGAAACTCGTCATCTAGGCCCTAAAGATCCTGCAAACCCAGGCGATTTCTGGGCTAAATTAGTTAAGTTTTGGGGTATGCCAGAAGAAGAAATAGCAAACCGATTCTGTGCTAACTGCGAGTATTTCGACAATAGCACTCAAGCATTAGAGGCAATGAAAGTTGTTCCTGAGAACGAACTTGATCGCAATGGTGGTGGGCGTGGTTTCTGCCATAAATATGAGTTTATTTGCCATAATCTGCGTGTTTGCGAATCTTGGGAAGAAGCAGAAGAAAAGGCAGACGATTAATGAAAACTGGACTTTATTCCAATATCAACGCTAAAAGAAAGCGTATCGCTGCTGGATCAGGCGAGAAAATGAACAAAGTAGGCAGTAAAAACGCTCCTACAGCCAAAGATTTCAAGCAAGCAGCCAAGACTGCCAAGCCAATGAAAGCCAAAAAGTAATTGGCACATCAGCAACAGTTTGATTTTGTAAGTGGAATAGCTGGTTTTTTCCCTAATAACTTTGCTAATTGCAAGGTATTAGAAGTAGGCAGCCTAGATATAAATGGCTCAGTAAGGCAGTTTTTTACAGGATGCGACTACATTGGAATAGACTTAGGTCATGGAAGGGGCGTAGATATTGTATGCCCAGGGCAAGACTACAAAGCCCCAGACAATACATTTGACACAGTAATCTCTTGTGAATGCTTTGAGCATAACCCTGATTGGGCAGCAACATTCGCCAATATGTACAGAATGGTAAAGCCTGGCGGTTTAATCGTAATGTCCTGCGCCACTACAGGCAGAGCAGAGCATGGCACTAAACGCACTAGCCCAGCAGATGCTCCATTCTGCAATGATTATTACAAGAACTTAACAGAGCAAGACTTTGTAGAACAATTTAAGCTAGACGATATGTTCTCTGCTTATGAATTTGGAATAGGAGAGGCTACCAAAGATCTCTACTTTTATGGGGTTAAAAAATGAAGATGAGCAAAAAGCAAGCCAAGATCGGCAAGGTAATGGGCGAGTTCAAAGAAGGAACTCTACATTCTGGCAAGGGTGGCAAGGTAGTTAAGAATCCTAAACAGGCTATTGCAATCGCAATTTCCGAAGCTACCAAAAAAGCTCGTTATAAAAAATGAAAATTAGGGATGCTGCCAAGATATTTGAGCGCATAGGTGTAGCTGGGTACAACAAGCCCAAAAGAACTCCAAACCATCCCACTAAAAGCCATGTAGTAGTAGCTAAAGATGGCGATCAAGTAAAGACAATTCGTTTTGGTCAGCAAGGCGAAAAAGGCAGTCCAGACGGTAGTGCAAGGAATAAAGCATTTAAAGCAAGACACGCTAAGAACATAGCTAGGGGCAAGATGAGTGCGGCCTTTTGGGCAAATAAGGTAAAGTGGTAAAAGTGTTGTAGAATAGCAACATCATCAACCATTAACCCAAAGGGAATGGAATGTTAGGAGCAACAAAAATAGAGTGGAGATCAGTAGAAACCCTGATTCCTTACGCTAAAAACGCCAGGACACACTCAGATGAGCAAGTAGCTCAGATAGCTGGATCTATAAAAGAGTTTGGATTTAACAACCCTGTTCTTGTAGATAAAGAAAATTCAGTCATTGCTGGGCATGGAAGGCTTATGGCAGCCAGAAAGCTAGGCATGGATAAAGTGCCAGTAATACAGCTAGAACACCTTACAGAATCACAAAGAAAAGCCTATGTTTTAGCAGATAATAGAATCGCACTCAATTCTGGGTGGGATACATCTATGCTGTCGCTAGAGTTGCAAGACTTAAAAGACGATATAGACCTTTCCTTGTTAGGTTTTGATCCTGATGAGTTAGATGCCCTGCTAAACCCCATACAGGAAACAAAAGGGCTAACGGATGAAGATGCTGTGCCTGATGTGCCAGACGAGCCTAAGACAAAGCTAGGGGACATCTACATATTGGGCAACCATAGGTTGATGTGCGGTGATAGCACAAGCATAGATGCGGTAGATAAGTTAATGGATGGGCAAAAGGCTGATATGGTTTTTACAGACCCGCCTTATGGAGTAGATTACAAAGGAATCAACAATGATTCTAGAGATGGGTTAGAAGATCTGCTCAGAGGAGCATTTGCTAACTATATTGCTACAGCAAAATCAGGGGCATCAATCTATTGCTTTCATTCAGATAGATGCGCTGATGTATTTCACAAGGTATTTAGAGAGTTTTTTCACTTTAGCTCTATGATTATTTGGGCTAAAAATAGCCTCACATTGAGCCAAACTGATTATCAAAGCCAACATGAGCCATGCCTTTATGGATGGATGGACAATGGTTCTCATTCTTGGCACTCAGATAGAAAGCAGACTTCTTTATGGAAGTTTGATAAAGAGCGAGTGGTCGGACATACAACTCCTAAGCCTGTAGCTCTTGTAGAGAAAGCAATTACTAACTCTAGTAAGGGTGGTGATTTAGTTATAGATCTGTTTGGTGGATCAGGATCTACAATGATTGCTGCTGAAAAAATAGGCAGATGCGCTAATCTTATGGAGCTAGACCCTAAATATTGTGATGTTATTGTTAGTAGATGGGAGCAATTTACAGGCAAAAAGGCCGTACTTTCGGAGTTAGAAAAGGAATGATATGCAAGGTGTAGAACATATCCCTAGCGAAGAAACTAGAAAGTTAGTCCGAAGCCTTAGTGCTGTAGGGATTAAATATGTAGATATTGCTGGCAAGCTAGATATATCAGACGATACTTTGGTTAAGCACTACAAGAAGGATTTAGAAGATGGTCGTATAGATGCTAACGCCTCTATTGGTCAAACCCTATTTCAGCAAGCTAAGAACGGCAATACGGCTGCTGCTATCTTTTGGTTAAAGACCAGGGCGCAATGGAAAGAAACAAACGCATTAGAAGTATCTGGGGCAGATGGTGGCGTAATTAAAGTTTCATGGGAACAATAGTAATACCCTACAAGCCTAGAGAGCCTCAGTTAAAACTACATGAGGTAGTAGATGCACATAGATTTACTGTTGGGGTCGCTCATCGTAGGATGGGCAAAACTGTGGCTGCACTTAATCACATTATCAAGTCAGCCCTTGAAAACGAGCAAGAAGCCCCTAGATACGCCTATATAGCCCCGACTTATGGTCAGGCTAAGAGGGTAGCTTTTGACTATTTATGTAAGTACACAAGGCCATTAGGTGCATCAATTAATGTGGCAGAGTTACGAGTAGACTTTATGGGTCGCAGAATCCAGCTATACGGATCAGATAACCCAGACAGTTTGCGTGGTCAATATTTTGACATGGTGGTGTTAGACGAGATTGGCGATCAAAACCCTAAGATATGGAACGAGATCATTCGCCCAGCTCTTTCAGACCGAAACGGGAAATGTCTTTTTATTGGGACTCCAAAGGGAAACAACCACTTTAAAGACCTAAGAGATCGAGCAGAGTTAAACGCTGATTGGGGTCTTGTAGAGTTTAAGGCAAGTGAAACAGGCATCATCTCAGAAGTAGAACTAAAAGATGCTCGTGCAGAGATGGGTGATGATAAATTCAACCAAGAGTACGAGTGTTCATTCAATGCTGCTGTAGAAGGTAGCTACTACGGAAAGCTAATTAACGACCTAGAGGAAAAGGGTCGGATGTGCGAGATTACCAGAGATGATCTATGCAAGACATACTGCGCCTGGGACTTAGGAATTGGGGACTCAACTGCAATCTTTGTAATGCAGATAGCAGGGCAAGAGTTCAGAGTGATGGATCATGTAGAGAATCATGGTCAAGGTCTAGATTGGTATGTAGAATGGCTGAAAGAAAACAACTGGCACAAGGCAGAGCAGCTCCTTCCGCATGATGTGGAAGTAAGAGAGCTAGGCACAGGCAAGAGCAGAATAGAAGTGCTAAGAGAGGCTGGATTGGACTGCAAGGTTCTACCAAGGCTCGCAGTAGATGACGGCATACAAGCAGTTAGAAGATTACTACCTAAGTGCTGGTTTAATGTGCCAAGGGTAAAGCAGGGTTTAGATTGCCTACGAAACTATAGGCGAGAGTATGACGAAAAGCGTAATGTGTTCTATGACAAGCCATTGCATGACTGGGCATCGCACTCTAGCGACTCCTTTCGCTATTTGGCATTAGGCTTAGAGCAGACTACATCTTGGTCGCAACCAATTAAAATTAACACAAAGTGGATCGTATAAATGGATGAAGGCACACTAAAAGGCATACTCGATGCCGAGATAGATAACGCTATTGGCTTTATCGAGAGCGAAACTACAGATGATCGTAGGAAAGCTCTTGAATACTACAATCGTTATGAATACGGCAATGAAGTAGAAGGTCGTAGCCAGATCGTTACAGGCGAAGTAGCCGAGGTAGTAGATGGTGCGCTGCCACAACTATTGCGTATCTTTACTCAGTCAGATGAGATTGTGCGCTTTGAGCCTAAAGGCCCAGGCGATGAGGAAAAAGCAAAGCAGGCTACAGAGTATGTCAATTGGGTAATGAGCCGAGATAACGATGGCGTATTGCTTATGCACAATTGGTTTAAGGATGCGCTCTTGCAAAAGAACGGAATCGTTAAGGTCTATTGGGATGAGAAGATTGATGTCAGCAAAGAGAA